GTGTTTTGTAATAAGATCATTATGTAGTATTGCACCACGAATATGAATAGGTGTTCCCTTCTTGTAAATGTTTTCCCTATCGGTCCATTTATTTAGATTGTTTACACCACGAGGAAAGCTTACCTCTTCGGCAGACGCTTGTTTAAATGCTGCTTTAAAGTTTGCTATGTCTGATTGTACGGTTGCCTGATCAGTCTCAATGATCCTGCGAAAGATATCTTTGAGGGCTTGTCTACATATAGCTGGTGTAGATGATTTGATTGCCTCGATACCCATAATCTTTAATTTAGGTTGAGCATAACGAACACCTTCATTGTCATGCACATTGAGTATGTATCTCTTCTTGGCAGTCCATATGCCACGATCAGCAATTACCTCACGTTCCATAACCATTTTGTTTTCTATACCGCCTAGTGTTTTAAATAAACGATCATAGCATTCAGTGAGTGCACCTTCTAATGCACCTGAACATACTTGGTCAAGGAAGTCTACCGGCTTGGCTGGACCAAGACGTTTAACAAACTCGTCAAGACAAACATAGACAGAGTCGGTATCAATAGCAACTACATAATCTTTTTTAGTTTGTAAGGTTTTGTTAAGGTAATCATTCAAGTTATTCTCTGCCCAACGAATGGTTGCTTGACCAGTAAGTGTGATACCTTCGGCAATACGCATGTCGAAATATCTAAACCACTTATTACCCATTGCACCATACAAAGAGTTGAGTAGGATCTTTAATGCCATTTGTTGGTTCTTGGCAATAGCAATACGTTTCTCTAAGGCATAGACCTCTGACTTTACACCACATAGCTCGAGCTCTTGCTCAGCTTTGAGTTGTGCTTGTTTAAATGTTTGACGATCATTATAGATCTCTTGGATAATGGCTGGAATAATACCGAGCTTCTTTGTATCGAAACGAACACCGTTTACAGCTAATGCCGTGTTTGGTGTATTATTCTTTATATGACCAGCTAAGACTGATTCTACATTCACACCAGGCTCATCATCAAGTAGGATAGTCTCTGGAGACATATTGTATTGCATAATGATTGACGGATATAGAGAAGCTAAGTCAAATGAACATACCCAATCATGCATACCAACATGTGGTTCTTTTACATAACCGCCAGGATATGCACCTTTAAATGACTCTTCGTTTTGTGGTACAGCTATACGCTTAGCATGTAAGTCACGATAGATCAGTGAATCCCATATAGCCACAGTGCCAAGCACTTGCTCATAGTTTACACCACCTTTATAAGCCATGGTAAGACATAGACTAATAAGACCTAGCTTGTCTTCCATACGGTCGATGAGTTCTACGTCTTTGATGTTATAGTCAATAAACTTTTGATAGTCATTTGCATGCAATTCATTAAGGTCAGATGCTTCACCGAAGTCAAGCTTCTTCTCGCCGAGAACAATATTTGCAATATGATCTAACTTATATGATTCTTGTGGACCATACGAATAACCGAACTTCTTGAATATTGCCATGTAATCTAAGATGGCTACACCTTTGATTTCGTATTTAAGTGTGGATTGACCATAACCAGTATGTGTCTCACGCTCATCAATCATGCGCCATGGAGATAGGAACTTCTCACGACCATTATCAAAGATGCGTCTAATACGGTTTACTAGATATGGTATATCAAAGAACTCACAGTTCCAACCTGTAACAATATCAGGGGAAGTCTTAGACCAATGATAAACAAATTTGTGTAAGAGTTCTCTCTCGTCAGCACACTTGACATAAACGACCGAGTGTGTTTGCATAAGAGAATTCTCTACATCATACTCACCACAACCAAATGTGTAATAGGTATCATCGATGTTATTCTTCATTGTGATTGCTGTCACTTCCTGGTCAGCATCTTTAGGCTCAGGGAAACCATCACCGAACTTTGTTTCGATATCGATAGAGGTAACATTGATTGTGTTACGATCCCATTTGATTACACCAGGGAACTCTTCATTAAGATACTGAACAACATAGTTGGTATTGCCATAGACATCAAAGCCAGGAACATCTGCATAAGACTTAATAAAGTCAGTGGCTTCTCCCATAGAACCGAACTGAATAGGTTCTACTGGTTTACCATCTAGGGAATGCCAATCATGTGCATTGTTTTGTTTGCTTGTGACAAATAGAGTCGGGCGATACGGAACAGTGAACTTTACTTTCTCACCATTCTCGTAGCCCAAATATTTAATGACCTTTCCATGCCGAAAGGCTGACGTATAAAAGTTTTGATTCATGGGTGTATTATAACACGAATCAAACTAAATGTACATACTTGCTTATACAATTATTTCTGGTTTCTCCGGAGTAACTATGTTAGTGTCTTGGTGCATTAAAACATGCTGAGCTTCTAACTCTCGTGTTGGTTTAAGATCAAACATGATGTGATCTTTTTTGATTACTAGCTGTTCTATTTCAGCGTATGGTAAATAAGGCATAAATCCTAATCTTTCCTCTGTAGGAATTAAAGCAACAACATCTGTTACTGTTATTGTTAAACCTGATTCGTTTGTCTTTTTACATAATAACTCTTCACCCGACGTGAGTCGAACTAATCTAATTTCATTCATCTGTGATTCCTTGGTTGTTTATTCATATAATCTTTGATTGCGCACTTGATTGCATCTTCTGCTAATACGCTACAGTGTATCTTGACTGGTGGAAGCTGAAGCTCTTCAACAATTTCAGTATTTTTAATTGCTTGAACTTCTTCTACCGTTCTACCTTTTACCCACTCGGTTAACAATGAGCTTGAAGCAATTGCTGATCCACACCCATATGTTTTAAATTTTGCATCTGTAACCATGTTATCTTCTACTTTTATTTGTAGTCTCATAACATCGCCACAAGCAGGAGCACCTACCATACCAGTACCTACATTAGGATCATGTTGATCCATCGTTCCCACATTGCGTGGGTTTTCGTAATGATCTAAAACTTTGTCTGAATATGCCATGTGCTCCTTAGTATTTAGCCTAGTAACAGCTTCTTCGCTGATTTCGGCAGGTCACCTAAATTGATTGTTTGAGGCTTATCTTCTTCTGGAATATTGTTCTCCAAAATAACAACAAGCATGCCATCTACAATATCGGCACCAACAACTTTAAGTGTGTCGGCTAAAGTAAATGAACGTTCAAACGCTCTTTGAGAAATACCGCGGTGAGCATACTCTCGTACATCTGTACCAGTAGCTTTCTTACCAGCGATAGTTAAAACACCTTTCTCAAGTGTTAGGTCAATGTCTTCCTTTTTAAATCCCGCAACAGCGATCTCAATTAGAAAATGACCGTCATCTCTTTTGATTACATTATACGGGGGATATCCAGCACCGCGAACGGTTTCTAGATTAGTATTTTGTAATGTGTTGAAGAGTTGATCAAAACCCAAGAATGTATCTCTCGGGAAGTTAAATGCTAAGTTTGACATATTGTCCTCCTATTTTATAGCAAGGTTAAAAAAATGAATACCCGTTAGGCATATTCAGTTTTATTTATACAGGTTTTACTTAATACCTATATTATATTTGGGACATAATTCCCAATCGTTTTTATCTTTATGAGATATAATTTTAATTTGGTTTAATGATGCTGTCTCTCCAATTGGAGCAACTGTAGTAAGTAATCCCCAATCATCCATTAGCTTGACAATTGTGTTCCTACGTTTAAGATCATTCTCTGTGAGATTAGAAGGCTTACCATCTAATAAGAATAACTCTTTAAAATGAGTTATAAAATATCTACCTTGTTTATGTAGTATATGGCATGATTGATATAATTTATTATCTTTTTTAGAAGCTACTCCTATTCTCGTGAGAGTTTCACGTATCTTTAGAAAATCATCTGGCTCTGCCAGTATTACCTCTAACATCATCTCTGGTTTCCAATTTACCAGTTCATCGTTGAATTCCGCCATGCTGTATTCTTCCTCTTATATATTTAAGATTTTCATTACTTAAAAGCGGAAGTACATCACGAGCTTTTTCATTACTATAACCATAATATTGCTTTATAGCACTGATATTATCAGATTCAATCGACTTGTTCCACTTAGAAAAACGATTACGTTTTCTAATAGTATTTATAAGAAATTGATACTGTAGACGGCTATCCAGGTGGTGAAACCTATTCATTTCGTTAGCGTATATAACAGTATCAGGGAAATATGAAAGACCACGATTCACCATAAAGGCATTGTAGTCTTTCTCATTCTCAAGTATATCCTTCTTTGTACTAGATATAGATTTAATTAATTCAAACGGATTCATTGAGATTTGTCTTTACATATTTAACACTAGATAAAATAAATGATCTCCAGCCTTGAGCTTCAACATCGAAGACATTTAGATAGTCTCTGTTCTCTTCATCTGGTGGATTACCAATATTCTTTGGTGCCATTTCAGCAGGGATCTCTTTAGGCATAAGTGTGCATTTCATTACACGGTCTTCACCATTCTTTTTGGTAAAAGCTACTTCAATGATTTCATCACTTAAGAAATCTTTAAGATCTTCATATAGATTATTGCCACTAATATTAATTTTTGTCATGCTCTTCTACTGCCTCCGCTAAGAATTTACTCATTAGTTGTAATAATCTGCCAGCCTTTTCTAGCTGCCACAGTATCATAACTATACCCACTGTTGTAATTATCTGTCCGTACATTGCCAATTCCTGTACCATAAGTCTCCTATTTAAAATTAATTTGTGACATAATCTCAGTCATACATGCCACTACATTCAATTCATGATCTGCAACAAAACTATCTTTATATGAATAGTCAGCAAGTATAAGCACCAATTGTGGAATACTTGAAGGCTCTACATAAGTTGACATGTTATCATAAATTAATCTAAATAACTTTGATGATTCTACGTCAATATTATCTGTTACCCATTTACGCATCTTTTTAAAGTTCTTAGTCTTAAGATCTTCCATAAGACCAGCGACACTTGACTCAGATAGAGTAACAAGAATGCCGGTATCAATGTGACCACTCATACCATATCTTTGACATTCATTGATGACACGTCTCCAATCAGGTATGTATTTCATAATGAGTTCTGCAATCACGGCATTGTCATATATGATATGTTCGGAATCAAGAATGAATTGAAGGCGTTTCATAAACTGCTCTGCCATCAAAGCTTTGTTTCCTATGTTGAATTCATATATAGAACATCTCGAATGGAGAGGATCAATAATACGATTCTTAAAATTGCAAGTAAGGATAAACCTACAGTTATCACTAAACTCTTCAATGAAACCACGAAGAGCAGGTTGTGTAGATTGAGGATTAAGATAATCAGCCTCGTCGAGGATAACTACTTTGAATCCACCTTGTAATGATACAGTACTTGCAAACTGTTTGATCTTACCACGAAGGGTATCAATGTTACCATCTTCTGATCCATTGATTAACATATAGTCAAGATCTAACTCATGACATAATGCTTTGGCTACCGTAGTCTTACCTACACCAGCTGAACCAGTAAACATCATATTGGGAAGTTCTCCCTTATCGACTATTTTTTGAAATGTTTCCTTTAAGTCTTTAGGGAGAATACAATCCTCAATGGTTTTTGGTCTATACTTTTCTACGAATAAAAATTCTTTCACATACACCTCATAATATAATAAGCATGATATTATTATACCATGCTTTTGTTAAAAGTACATACTTACTCAGCTGGTGCTGGAGCTTCAGTTGGGTTTGCAGCTTCTTGTGCCTCTGCAGCTTTTGTCAAGAATGAATCGATTCTGTTACGAACTGCACCAACGTCAGCTAATTCGCTGCCTTCAAATGCACCACGTTTTGTTACTATATCAATAATTGATACACACGCACGAATGTCACTTAGGTTAAGCTGATCATCTGTTGGACCTTCCGGAGCTGGAGCATCAACTTGTGCTGCTACTTCGTCAAACTCTTTTTGTCCCATTGCTTTATCTTCTGCCATTATTGTTCCTTAAATGTTGTAGTTTTATCTAGAGCAACCCAGTAATCTGTGTCGCCGGCCTTTATCAATGCTACCTGCTTTTTGTCTATTCCGAAGACATATTCAGCGGCAGGTTTAAATTTGAAATTGTTTATATCAAACACAAAATCAAACTCTGCATCTGTATTTATACTGCAATTTGCAATATTCATTGTGAATTGGTTAGATGTTGGATTCTGTTTATCAAGGATAACACACTCAATAAACTGTCCACCCATATTAGTCTTACGCACACTCAAATTACTTGTCTTAAGAGTAGAAGAAGCTTTACGCAACTTGTTTAACTCTTCATCAGTAAGAGTAAATTGTAGATCTTCACATGGTAGATTAATATCGTTTGTAGGGACTGTTAGGATGTCGATATCCGAAAAGTAATACTGGAATGATGTGATACCATCAGTAATTTTAACAAACTTCTTGTCATCGTCAAAAGACAATGTAGGATCATCAAACATATTAAGACAACTTAAGAATTCACCTAAGTCATATATGCCAAATGGATATGGAGAATCAAACTTTATGTTTGCTTTTGCCATAAGGGTTTTAGAAGTGGACATGGTTCGAATAACTCCATTGTCTTCACCTAGAGCAATATTACTATTAATCGTTTGAAAATTGCTCAATACATCTTTTATTTCATTACTAAGTTTCATTATTCGACTCCTTTAAGTCATGTTCATTAATTGCCAATAGAGTATAGTGCATGATCTTCATAAGATCTTCACGATTTGCTCCATTCTTTTTACCATATCTTGACGCATACTTTAATACATTGCCAAGACAAAAATCTAGACCTAAGCCAGAAGCTGAGATCAGATCCATACTTTGTACACCATTCGGAGCAGCATAATGTTTAGAGTATGTGCTCTCAACATATGTTGTCAACTGATTGATGTTTTCTAATTCATTAAATTTCATACAGGTCCTTTTTCAAATATAGTAATATTATAACACGTAAAGGGTGAAAGTACATACCCTCACCCTAAATAAATTAAGCAGCAACCGCATCAGTAATACGTGAAACTAATTGCTTGTTACCCTTCTTAGTCTTCGCAAACTTCTTGAACTCACGTTTAATATCATTGATAGTGTCAGCTTTTTTAGGCTCAAACACATCAGCATCAAACCTTGCTGAACGATTGATCTTGATAATGAAATAGTCATCGTAACCTTTAACATTTTTCCAAGCACCGAAACCAACTTTTCTCCACTCTTTGATTACCTTGTGAAATTCTCTGTTGTCATCAACGTTAACATAACCTTGTCCGAAAGTAGATGCATCATACGCAAGGTGGAAACCCATAATAGTTGCACCAGTTATCTCTTTAAGTCTGTGAAGAACAGCCTCATAGATCTTACGACCACCCTGGCCACGTATCAACTTACCGTCAAATTTAATCATTGCCTCACGTGAAGTCATAACAGTAGCATCTGAATCATGTTCAATATTGATTCCATCAGGATAACCGTCAGTTAGGAACATAATGTTTGTGTTTTGTATCGCATGTTTACGTGTGAATGCCTTAGTCAATTTAGCTGCAAGCATTGCAGTTTGAATAAGAGGAGTTGAACCCATAGCATCAAGAGCATGAAGATAGTGACCAGATATGTGGTAGCTAGTGTGTTTGTTATTGTAGCTATGTGCCTTGGCAATAGCAAATGAAACATAAGCAGCTTCGTCAAAAGTTTTCTTATTCATCTTTGAAGAGAACATCTCAACAACTTTAGTTCCGTCAGAATGCAACTCACCAGCTTTGTGGTCCATCTCACGAATACCCTTACCACGTTCTCTCCAGTATGAAGTAGAAGTAAAGTTATATGCCTCGAAAGGAATATTGACTTGACGACAGAACATAGCAATAGTAATTGCTTGAGCAGTAACATCTTCGATGATCTCACACATTGAACCAGAAAGATCAAGGAACATTACGATACCGTGTGACTTTGCTTGAGCTAACTGAGTAGTAGTTAAGAAAATATCTTCTGAAGTTTTGTATGCGTGTAACTTTAAAGGATCAAGTTTACCAGACTTTGCAGTCCTCGCACGTGAATATTCGAATGCAGCTTTCTTACGTTCGAAGTCTTTCGCCATAAGATTTGCTTGCTGCTTGTAAACTAATTTAGTCTCGTTGTAATCTTCTCTACAAGCTACGTGAGTATAAGCACTATGGTCATCGCCATAGCGAAGTCTTTCACCCATTAAGTCTTCTACATACTCGTCACGTAATGATTTAGCATAGTCATAAGAGTAAAGAATCTTTTCGATATTCTCATCGCTCATGCCGCTTGAGTATTGAGGCTGACCACTTCTTTCGAAATTACGCTCAGGAGATTTTTCAAGAAGATCTTCTTCGCGTTCTCTTTGAGTATCTTCAGTCCAAGTCTCATGACCTTCAGGAGCTTCATCATCTGCAACTTCAGCACTTATAGGCTCTTCGTCAGATTCATCTTCACCATCAGAGTCACCATTACCTTCACCAGAGTCATCGCTTTCCTCATCACCAGAGATAGGAGTTTCACCTTCGTTCTCAGGAGATTCACCCTCGTCAGCACTTGGCATACCCATTTCCATTTCATCTTTATCTTCTTCTTGATCTTTTTGATCTTCGAT